CTTTGATGTAAATAAAGATGGTATGGTAAATTACGCAGATGCGTATATGATCTGGAACTACTTTATAGAAAATTTGACGGTTGAAAATTACCAACAGTATATCACACCAACATCAAGAAGGAAAAACTATGACGACATCATTTCTTTCTTGGATAAACAAACTGGTAAAGGTAGTCAAAATACTATCAAAGCTGAGTTCTTCAATTACAACTTTAGTTCGTCTGTAGATCCTACTGGTTCTTATTTGGCACCATACATTACACAGGTTGGATTATATGCTGGTGCCGACCTAGTAGCAGTTGGAAAAATTGCAACTCCTATAAAAAACAATGGTCAAATTCCAATAAATATTGTTGTTAAATGGGACACCTAACCATATTTATTATATAAAGCGACATAAAATCATATGGCAACTCTATCTGACAGCAAAATAATTGACCGTGAATCATCAAACAAGAGTTTGGCAGACAGATATTTGTCTGGTCAAGCTGCTGGTGGTGCTTACCAACCAGTTCAAAAGAACGTAAAGACTCAAGGATCTAATGAATTGTCTCTTGGTGGTAGCACTGCTGATAGAGATTGGACTATTAGTAAGGGATTTTTGACAAAGGTAACAACTGGCACTGAGAATTTCAATAAGAGCGCACTCAATTATAGTGATAATACCAGATTGGGTCCAGTGATCACCAATGGTGTAAACAAGATTGCTACAAACTGGAACGGAGGATCTTCAATCAAGGATTCGTTGTATACCGTTGACCCAGGCTTTGTTACAAATACTCCAACTGGAGCTACTCAGTTCAAAGATGCTACTGGAAATCAATCCAAGCAGCTTTCTATCTATTTGAAGGGATTCAATTCCAACAAATATATTAATGGCAAGTTTACCCGTTAATATATCTATTGTTAATGGTTATACTGGGTTTAGATTCTTCAACATCTGTAACTGGATGGGCATTTAACGTTGACGGTAAGATCGAACAAGCGGGATTTATTGACACAAAAAAGTTCGAAACTACCAAAGAAAAAACGTTTCATGTAATTTCAGAATTGGAAAAGGTGCCACTTATAAAAAAGGTGGATCATATTAATCTTGAAGCTGCTCTAAGTGGTTTTGCAGGCGGGTTTACTTCACAACAAGTTATTATAACTCTGGCCAGACACAACGCTGTATTTGCTTACATCATTGAAGAACATTTCAAGACGAAAGTAAATCTTCTATCGGTCACTACAATGCGCAAACATTTGTTTGGTAAGTGTCGTGTCAAGGGCATCAAACCAAAAGAGTTTGTAAAAGAAGAGTTGGAAAAATTGATGCCGAACGTCACCAAGTTTACTGTTAAGAATAAGAAGGGAAATTGGGACGAACGAAATAGCGACATGTATGATGGAATTGTGTGCGCAATGTATGTCGAAAAATAAAAAGTTGAATCTTCCGATTCGTCGTGTAGTATCTGAAGTGACGTATGGTAGAGACTTCTGTTATAGATACACTTACAAGACTGTTTAAACACAAACCGTCTGTCCAAAAGGGCGGAACGGAGTTGATGTTTTTTTGTCCTAATTGTAATCACTATAAAAGAAAGTTAAACGTAAACACCACAACTGGTTATTATCATTGTTGGGTTTGTAATTTTAGTGGTAAAGGATTCAAGAGTCTTCTAAACAAGATCAAAGCTCCGGCGGAGTTCTATGAGTCGTTGTGCAAAATAAAGGCTCCAAAAACAATCAAATCCGAAATCAAAAAGTTACAACTTCCGTCTGAATTCAAACCCTTGTATAAGGCTAGTTCGGATGTTACGCACAAACACGCTTTGAACTATTGTTTCAAACGTGGTCTGTCGGTTTACGATATGATTCGATACAACATCGGATATTGTTCTGATGGTCAATTCAAAAACAGAGTTGTGGTTCCGTCATATTCTGCAACGGGTGAACTAAACTTTTATTGTGGTCGAGACATCTATGAAAGTAAGATGAAGTATAGATTGTGTGACTCGACCAAGGATATTGTTGGATTTGAAATGTTCACCGACTTTAGTAAGCCTGTAACTTTAGTGGAAGGTGTGTTTGACGCATTTTCTGTAAAATACAATGTGATTCCATTGTTTGGTAAAACGTTGTCTAATAAATTAAAGGCCAAGTTGTCGTCACAAAAACCTCCGAGGGTCAATGTGTTGTTGGACAATGATGCGATTAAAAACAGTTTGGATATTTGTCAATTCTTGGTTTGTAATGGAATTGATGCACACTTGGTTTTGTTAAACGGTAAAGATCCAAACGAAATCGGACATAAAAATACTTGGAAAGCCATAGATGCCAGTGTTAAGATCTCTGAAAGCGATTTATTCAAATTGAAAATTAAACATAAGATATGATAGTATTAAAAAACACAGATCAACGTATAGACAATGTGGTTCAGGTATCTGATATTCACATTCGTCTAACAAAGAGGCACGACGAATATACCTCTGTATTCGAACGTTTTTATACTGTCTTGGACAAACTCAAAAAGAACACAAGTTTGGTTTGTGTTATTACTGGTGACGTTTTCCATAACAAGTCTGACCTCAGTCCAGAGTGTGTCAAAATTGGTAGTGACTTCTTGAAGAATTGTGCGGATAGAGTTCCTACCATCTTGATTGCTGGTAACCATGATGCTACATTAGCTAATAAGTCACGATTGGATTGTTTGACTCCCATCGTGGAAGCATTGAATCATCCCAATTTGTATTATCTAAAGCCTAGTGAGGTGTTTAGATATGAGAATATTTTGTTCAATCATTTTAGTGTATTTGATGAACCAGATAAGTATATCAACTATTACACCATTCCTTCAAGGTATAAGGTGGAAACTGATCATCACATCGCACTATTCCACGGACCTGTGAATGATGCCGTGACAGATGTTGGTTATACTGTCAGCAACAGAACCATCATGAATAATTTGTTTGACGGTCACCACATCGCAATGTTGGGTGATATTCACAAACATCAGATACTTCAAGAATACAACGAGGATGAAAATAAGCCAGTTATTGTGTATGCTGGATCAATGATTCAACAAAATCACGGTGAAGAACTCAAGGGTCATGGATTTTTGTTGTGGGATCTAAAGCGTAAGTTGTTCAAGCACTATGAATTGGCAAACGACTATGGTTTTTATACTGTCGAAATCAACAAGGGTAAGTTGGTAACAGATATTAGTGATATTCCCAAGAAGGCTCGTATCAGAACCAAGTGTTTTGAATCTATTCCTTCACAAGTAAAAGAAGTTATCAATGAAATTAAGGATAAGTGTGAGATTCTTGAATCAACTTTTATTCGTATTGATGAATTTGATAACAGTTCTACCAAGATCAATCACGTTCTTGATATTCATAACATCTTCAATGTTGATTATCAAAACAAGTTAATTGAAGAAACACTGACTTCAAAAAAGACTGACAAGGCCTTGATTGAGAAAGTCAAGAATCTAAATAAGGATATCAACCTTCAAATTCCTAAAGATAAGACTCCAAAGAATATTCGATGGAAGCCAAAGACCTTTGAATTTGACAACATGTTTAGTTATGGTGAAGGTAATTATATCGACTTTACCAAACTCAAGGGAACTATTGGTTTGTTTGCTCCAAATGCTAGTGGTAAATCTAGTATCATGGATGCTTTGGCATTTTGTGTCTTCGATAAGTTCAGTAAGGGATACAAGGCTGGTCACGTTCTTAATACTCAAAAGATGAGCTTCAAGTGTAAGTTTAATTTTGAAGTGAGTGGTGTTGATTATTACATCGAACGTGAAGGTAAGGCTGATAAGAAGGGTAGTGTCAAGGTGGATGTCAAATTCTATAAGATTGACAAGGATGGTAACGAAGTGCCTTTGAACGGTGAAGCTCGTAGAAGCACCAATGATATTATCAGAGACTATGTTGGAACATACGATGACTTTATTTTGACTGTGTTGAGTGTTCAAAACAGTAAGGCTGGATCTTTTATTGATCTTGGTCAGACTGAACGTAAGGACTTGTTGTGCCAATTCATGGGATTGAATATCTTTGATCAACTCTATAATATTGCCAACGAGAACTTCAAGGAAACTAATACTCTATTGAAGAATATCAGTAAAGATCAATTGGAAGCAGACCTTGTTACCATATCTGGTAGTATCAATACCAACTTAGAAAACATTGCCTCTTTCAATGTTGAGTTGAAGAACTTGGAGTTAAAGAAAGATGAACATAATAATGAACTGTTACAGTTGAGCAAGAATATTGTTAAACTGGATTCGGTCAAGTATGTTGATATCACTTCTCTTGAAAAAGATAAGATTGATTATGAGGAAAAAGTCAACAAGTTCACTTTGGATATTTCTGAGAATAAGACCAAGTTGGAAGAGACTGACTCCGAGATTTCACAGTTGAGTTCTTCTCTAAAGGCTTGTGATAACATTGAGACTACATATCAAGAGTATAAGAATGCAAAGAAACTTGAAGAATCAAAGCAGGCTGAAATTGAACGATTGAAGTATGTTATCAAGACCAAGGTTGACAAACTCAAGAAGCTTGAAGAACATAAGTATGACCCTAATTGTGAATACTGCGTCAACAACGTGTTCGTAAAAGATGCTATTGCAACCAAACAAGATCTTGAAAATGAAAAGGTCAATGCAACTACTATCATTGGTGAATACAACACTTTAAAGTCTAAAGTTGAAGAGTTTGGTGATATTGAGACTAGATATAAAAATTGTCAGAGTCTAAATAATGATAGAGTCAAATTGGAAAAGAAGCGTGGTGTTATCAATACGGCAATACTACGTGATGAAAACTATTTGATTACGTTGCAAAACAAGTTGAAGGATATTGTTGATGCAATTGATAGTTTCTATAAGAATAAGGATACTATTGAAAACAATCAGAAGTTGTTGGATCAAATTGATGAACACAAGTCTTTTATCAAGGATATTGAAACTCAGATTAAGTTTGTGAATTCAAAATTGTTCACTGCTTCTACCGAAAAGGGTAAGTTGGAACTTCAATATAAGAATACTACCGATCAATTGAATAAGGTAAAGGAGTTGGAGTCTTCATATGAAGCTTACAAGTTGTATACCGCAATTATTAGTCGTGACGGTATTCCATATGATGTTATTTCCAAGACATTGCCAGAGATTGAGAAAGAAGTTAACAATATTCTTCATCAGATTGTTGAGTTTAGTGTTACTCTACAAACTGACGGTAAAAACATCATGACCAACATTGTTTATGATGACAAACGTTGGCCTCTTGAAATGGCTAGTGGTATGGAGAAGTTTGTGAGTGGATTGGCAATCAGAGTTGCTTTGATTAATATTAGTAATCTACCTAGACCCAATATTATTTGTATTGACGAAGGATTTGGATGTGCTGATAGTGATCATTTGGGACAGATGGGTGCTCTATTTACATATTTGAAACACCAATTTGAGTTTATTTGGATTATCAGCCATCTTGATCAAATGAGGGACATGGTTGATCAACAACTAGAGATCAAAAAAGAAAATGGGTATAGCAAGATCGATTTTCGGTGAAAAAAAGTTAAAGAGGATATAAATAGTTAGGTGTTCCACTTTTTTGGCAATATTTATAAAGTAAACATAACTTTTGGAAAAGTTAAGTTGACACTCTGAAAGGAACATAAATTATGCCAATTCAAGAAGGTGGACGCTGGAGTCCAACACAACAAATAGTAAGTCCTGGTGTATTCACCAGAGAAAATGACTTATCGGGGCTAGCCCAAGGCGTAGCCAACATCGGTGGTGCAATCGTGGCTCCGTTTGCTGACGGACCTGCGTTTTACCCAAATATTATAACTGACGTAGCAACACTAGAACAACGCTTCGGTATTGCTGACGGTGTATACTACGGTCCCTACACTGCAAAAGAATATCTCATTCAACAAGGCGTTGTAACTATCGTCCGTGTTGGTGGATTGACTGGTTACTGGCAAAAGAACCCATTAGTGGTTTATGCTGAGCCAGGTCAATGGTTGAGAACCGCAGACATTGGTGCTTTGACCACTGCTTCGTTCATGTATTTGAACAGTGATGACTATACTGCAAACATTCAATATGTTCACAGTGCATCATCATGGGAAATTCAACCAAACGCTCTAACCAGAACAAACCCTCTCGCAGGTATCTGGATTACAGGTTCTAACACTACAAATCAAGAAATTGCTGATTTCGTTGGTGCAAATTCAAGTTTGCCAGACATCAACAGTTTGTCTGCTTCTCTTGTAGCATTGAAAGATGCTTATCAATTGGTAAGTTTGACCACATACAATGCTGATTCAGCATTTAGTGCTTCGATTGTTGATAACGGACTAAAGGTAACTCCTTCAGGTGGTGGTTCTGACTATGCTTTGGCATGGTTTGATGTCACACAATGGGCACCAAGTGGATATATTTTCAAGTCTGGTTCTGGTGCATTTACCTCTATTTTGATAGATAGTGGTATTACGGGCAATATTGTGGCCGGATTCCCAGCCGGATCTGGATCTTATTTGACTGCTTCGGTAACTAAGATCAATAATCAACAAGTCAAGTTCCCATTCGTAGTATTGGATACAAGTGTTGGTGCAAATGCAAAGTTGTGTTCTCACAGAGAAACTGGTGCGAACACCGCATTCTCGCCACATCTTTATTCAACATTTGATTGTTCATACTTGACAATTAGTGGTAGTATCAATGCAAGATTTGGTAGTGCCGCATTGACCAGTGGTTTCCCAGCCAACTATGATGGAACTGGTAACTTGAGTGGTAGTAAGTTGTATGCTGGTAAACAAGTAAGTCTTGGAACAGTAGAAACTGCACAACTCAGCAGATACTTCGATGATGGTGGCAACTTGGCACCTTCGGGATCTGTTGGTTTGTATTTCTTCTTGAGTTCTAGTGCTCAAGGAAGTAGCACAGCTACACCACAAACACAAATTGCTCGAGCAATTCAAGAAAGCACTGAAGTTTCCTTCTTGTTGACTTCAAGCTTGTTGAATATTGGTGGTGCTACAACCAATATTACATTGGCATATGATCAAGATACATTTGATGCTACAAGCACATTGTATGTCAAGAGTGGTAGTTTTGCCACTGTTCGTAGTGCCGCAACTTGCGGTGCCGCATTGAGATTCTTGGGTCTTGTGAGTGGTTCTTACGGAGCATTTACAGGAAACTTCCAAGCTGATGGTTCGGGTGGATCTGATCCATGTAATCCATCTACTACTGGTCGTTCACCAGTTGTGCTCGCAGTTTTGGCAAACACCCAAAATGCTTCGACACAATTCAGTAGCGACTATGAAGTATACGGATTCGATACCTCTGCTGTAAGTCAATTGACCAGTTCAATATATCCATATCAAGGTATTGTAAATCCAAACGACAACGTTTATCAACTTATCTTGAGATACAACTGGACTGATACTGATGGTAACGTTTCTGACGGAACCTATGGTTACTATGACTTCAGTTTGAATGAAGACGACAACAACTACATCAAGGACGTTTTCGGAATTGATCCAACTGTTGGTAATCCTTCTAAGCAAATTGCTGGTCAAAAGATTGAGGCTGCTTATAACTACATCCTCTTCGAAGACACCATCAAGAGATTCGTTGCTGAAAAGACCCGTCCAAATGCGGAGGGTGGTGGTTGGAGATTGCAAGTAGCAACTGCTCCATCTGCTTCGTTCAGTGTTGGTGAGTCTATGAAGTTCTTGGATCAATACTCACTAGATCCTAACAGTGGTGATTCACAATTTGCTATCACAAATGCTAAGACACCATGGATCTACAGTCAACAAATTGCTCCATTCAAGGGAAGCGCTGATGAAGTTGCTGTTCCTACCAAGTTCAAGTTGTTCAAGGTTCACACTCTAAGTGATGGTAGCTTGAGCAACAAGAAGTATAAGATCGAAATTAGCAACGTTAAGTTGGCCGGAACTGTTCCAGGCAGCAACTGGGGTTCATTCACTCTTGCTGTTCGTGCTTACAGTGACACCGATAAGCGTCCTAAGTATCTCGAAATCTTCCAAAACTTGAACCTTGATCCAGACAGTGCAAACTTTGTTGCACGTCGTATTGGTGATCGTTATGCTTACATTACGAACACCAGTAAGATCGTAGAATACGGAACTTACGTAAACTTGAGTAAGTATGTTCGTATCGAAATGACTGATGTGGCATACCCACAATCGGTTGTTCCATACGGTTTCGAATCATATTCAACTCCAGTAGACGGAACTCTTGGTAACTTGTTGCCAGCAGTTCGTTACAGTAAGGCATCTATCTATGGTCTTGGACCTGGTAAGTATCCATCGGGAACAGTGTTCGGTGAAGTTCCAGAAAGTGGAGCTGAAATCGCTGCTCTATATCCTACCGCTTCGTTCGGAGTTGGTATTGAGAACGATACAAAGCAATACTTCAAGCCACTTCCATACTACGGTGGTGCAGATCAAAACGGTGAAAACATCGACTTCGATCTTGAAGCCAAGGTATGGGGAACAACTGATTGTTCATACTATGCTCAAGGTGTAGCAGCAAGCACAGGCTCGTTGCTCGCTCCAAGTTTGAGTGGTAGTATTCCTTCAGTATACGATCCAGTCAACGAATCTACTTATGTAAGACTTCGTAAGTTCGTGATTGGATTCCAAGGTGGATTTGATGGTCAATGGCCAGCAATTCCAATCAACGTTGGATCTGACATCACTGCTGGTAATACCCAAGGTTTGGATTGCACAAACATTACAAGCCCAGGTAGTATCGCATACAAGCAATGTATCACTGCTCTCGGTAACGCCGATGAGTTTGATATCAACTTGATCGTGTTGCCAGGTATCTTCCGTGAACAACACAGCTATGTCACCGAGATCACCATTGATATGTGTGAAGCTCGTGGAGATTGTTTCTATATCATGGATAACGTGGTGTTCCCAGCAAGTAACCAAAGCGTAGGTTTGATCAATGCTGCAATCAACACGGTTGCTACAATTGATAGTAACTACGTCGCAACTTACTACCCATGGGTCAAGATCCTCGACACTAACTTGAACAAGATTATCAGTGTTCCACCTTCTGTGGTGTTGCCATCGGTTTATGCCGCTAACGACAACGCAGCTGCTGAATGGTATGCTCCAGCCGGTCTAAACCGTGGTGGAATCCCACAAGCTGTTCAAGTTCTTGACAGATTGACTCATGCTGAACGTGACACTCTCTATGAGAACCGTGTCAATCCAATTGCCGCATTCCCAGGTCAAGGTATCGTGGTTTGGGGTCAAAAGACTCTTCAAATCCAACCAAGTGCCTTGGATCGTGTGAATGTTCGTCGCTTGTTGATCAACTTGAAGAAGTTTATCGCAAGTTCAAGCAACTACTTGGTCTTCGAACAAAACGTAGCTGCTACACGTAACCGTTTCTTGAGTATCGTCAATCCATACTTGGAGAGTGTTCAACAACGTAACGGTATCTATGCTTACCAAGTTAAGATGGATGCTGAAAACAACACTCCTGACTTGATTGATCGCAATATTCTTTACGGTCAAATCTTCATTCAACCAACCAGAACTGCTGAATTCATATTGCTTGACTTCAACATTCTGCCAACTGGTGCTACTTTCGGTGAATAACCTAGAGTAAACTAAATCAAGACCCCGGCCCTAAAAAGCCGGGGTTTTTTGTTTATTTGAACAGACTAGATTGATAAATTAATATAGATATTTTTTGAGAACACCACATATTTATATGCGATGATTAGTCTATCAGACCTTCTAACAGAGGCTAAATTGCCAGCAAGTGAACAAGACATGGACTTGTATGCTAAAAAATACAAGAAGACCATGGATTATTTGCGTAGTAAAAACAAAGTGTTACTATTGACTACAAGTAATCGTTGGTCTCAACATAAAGACGATGTTCCAAAAAGCAGTCAGTTAGCCATTAAAATTCAAGAGTTGCTTGGCAAAGAAAAAGTAACATTGATTGACACAACAAAACTACACATCGTTCCATGTGAAGGTAATGTGAGTAGCAACAAAGAGTTTGGTGGCAACCATTGTGGAACGATTGGTGCTTTATTGAAAAACAAAGAACAAAATCCAAGTGGTCATCATCGTTGTTGGGCTAGTGTAAATGAGAAGGGTGACGAACTTTGGAAGATCAGTAAGGAGTTGTTTGAGAGTGATTGTGTATTATTTTTTGCAAGTGTCAGATGGGGTCAAGCCAACGGTTATTATCAAAAGTTGATTGAACGTTTGACTTGGATTGAAAATAGACACTCGACTTTGGGTGAGTCCAATCTAGTTAAAGATATTGATGCTGGATTTATTGCTGTTGGTCAGAACTGGAATGGTAAACACGTTGTTCAAACACAAAAGAGTGTTCTTGAATTTTTTGGATTCAAGACACCAGACCAATTGTTTTGGAATTGGCAATTTACAGATGATGCCCTTGATGAAACCAAACGTTCATACTTAAAAGGCGTATCTACATTCGAAAAAACATTTATTAAACCATATGATAAAGCTGAGTAATATTTTGTCGGAAGTTCTTAGAGAAGGTGGTGCTGGTGGCCACATGGAACATCCATTTGACTTTGCATCCAACGGAAAACAACTAGTTGATATCTTTCAAAAGTCCATTAATTCTTTGGAAAAGGGAACTGGCAGTGTAAAGATTGACGGTGTTAATGCAAGTATTCGTTTAGTTAATGGAGAATTTGTGATGGACCGTGGTAGTGCAAAACCATTAGACATCAAGGGAATGCGTCCACAAGATCTATCTGCTAGATTTTTACCAAATCCAGAAACAGGTGCTGAACATGGATTCATCAAGATTGGTTCTACTGTAATTCAAATTTTTGATGATGCAATTCCATCAACAACAAACGAATTGAAGGCTCTTGGTTTGTTGAACAATCCAAACATTTTGTTGAACGTTGAATATGTTGAGGGACAAACAAATGTTTTGGGTTACGAAGACATTGGTAACTTCTTGGCAATTCACGGTTTGAAAGAAATCAAACCCAAGACGTTTGGTAAGGATGGTAGTGTCAAATCCAGAGTAGCTACTGAAATTCCTTATGATAAGACAGTCATGCAATCATATATCAATAAGTTGAATGTGTTTGCTAAGAAACGTGGATTTAAGGTATTGGGTAGTGTTGACACCAAGTTTAAGACCAAGCCAAACCTCTCCAAACCACTCGGTGAAAAGGTTACTTTGTATCCACAAGGCAATCCAGTCACAAAGAGTTTGAAGGATTGGTTAAAAGATGTAAATATTCAAACACCATTGATTACCCGTGAACAGTTCCAAAAGGCTGTTGCTAGTAAGAATATTGCTATGGATTTTGAGGGACAAGATATAGATAAAGTTGTCAATGATACAGTTGTATATTTGGCAACAATCAAACTTGGTGATGAAATATTAAAGAATGCTACTAGTGAAATTGGTGATCTTGAAAAACACGAAGGAATCGTGGTCAGAGATCCTAGTATTCACAGTAGTCCATTTAAAATAACTGGTAGTTTCATTATTAAGGGACTACAAAGTGGTTTTGGGAAATAAAATAAATAAATATTGGTTATGAAAAGAGCACAAGGCAAAAGCAATCTGGAGATTGTAAAAGATTATCTGGACGGAAATCGACCATTTATACAAGTTGGTTACACCGAAGACATAAATAACGCCACACGTAAAGAAGGTGAAGAGTGGGAGGATGGTCAAGGTCGTAAATGGGTTTGGAAGAATGGTAGTAAACGTCGAGTTCCAAAGAAGGTTATAATCGACAACAAACAAATTTGTAAGCAATGTAGTGCCGACGTTCGTTGGGGTAACTATTTGGATTCACAAGTTTGGCCCAAGACACATTTGTGTTATGACTGTTTCACTAACAATGAAACTAAGATGAAGATGGATGGAACTTGGGAATACTTTGACAAGATCCGTGACTTTAAGAATGAGAAAGCAATTTTGTCTGAATACAAAAAGAAGTTTGATGAAACTCTCAAGTGGTGTGAAGAAAAAGAGGGTAAACCTCTTGAGTTTATCAACGAAGATGGTTCTATAGAAAAGTGGGAGGGTGAGACCGGTCTTGATAAGATCAAACAAGATGTTTTGAAGGATCTTGAGTATGTAAATGCTAGATTGTCAGAAATCGACACGTTTATTGACAATTTAGAAAAAGAATATGAGTCAGCAAAATCTAAGAGAAATAATAAAGCAGGAGTATAAGAAGTGTGTTGAAAATCCGATATACTTCATGAAGAAGTATGTCAAAATTCAACATCCCGTCAAGGGAACCTGCAACTTTGACTTGTATCCCTTCCAAGAAGGTGCTCTACAAGACATGGTGGATCATAGTCTCAACATCATTCTAAAGAGTCGTCAGATGGGTATTTCTACTTTGACGGCAGCATATAGTTTGTGGTTGATGACGTTCCATACAGACAAGAACATTTTGATCATCAGTATCACGCAAGAGACTGCAAAAGAAATTGTTACAAAGGTTAGATTTGCCAATGACAATCTTCCTACATGGTTAAAAGTTCCATGTGTAGAAGATAATCGTTTGTCACTACGTCTTAAAAATGGTTCTCAAATTAAAGCTGTGTCAAGTGCTGGAACCGCAGGTCGTTCTGCCGCATTGTCACTTCTAATCATTGACGAAGCTGCATTCATTGATGGTATTGAAGAAATTTGGTTGTCTGCTCAGTATACGTTGTCAACTGGTGGTAGAGCTATTTTGTTATCGACCCCTAATGGTGTTGGTAACTTTTTCCACAAGACATGGGTTGCTGCCGAAGCTGGAGAAAATGGTTTCAATACAATTAGATTACCATGGCATTTACATCCAGAACGTGATCAAGCTTGGCGTGACAAACAAACTGAATTGTCTGGTGTAAAAGGTGCTGCTCAAGAGTGTGATTGTGACTTTTCAACATCTGGTAATCAAGTTGTGTCGGTTGATACTCTTGAGTTTTACAAACAAACTTACATCAAAGATCCAGTTGAAAAACGTGGAGCAAGTCAAGATTTGTGGATTTGGGATCGTCCAGACAATAGCAAAAACTATATCGTATCTGCTGACTGTGCTCGTGGTGATGGTGCTGACTATAGTGCATTTCATGTATTTGATGTTGACACATTGACACAAGTAGCGGAGTATAAGGGTCAGTTAACTACCAAAGATTATGGTAACTTGTTGGTGGCAATTGCAACTGAATATAACAGTGCGTTGCTTGTCGTAGAAAATAACAACATTGGTTGGGGAACACTACAACAAATTATTGATAGAGATTATCAAAACACTTTCTATAGCACACCAGATCTGAATGTGGTTGATGTAGAACATAATTATACAAACAAACTTAATGCTCAAGATAAGAAATTGGTGCCTGGATTTACAACTACTAACAAGAATAGACCGTTGATGGTAAGTAATATGGAATCATGTTTCAGAGACAAATCAGTCACTATACGGTCTATTAGGTCATATGAGGAACTTAATGTGTTTATCTGGAATGGACCTAAGGCAGAAGCAATGAGGGGTTATAATGACGATTTGGTTATGGCTCTTAGTATTGGTCTATGGGTCCGTGGAACCGCATTAAAGTTAAGAACTGAACAAATGGCATATACACGAACAATGTTGGGCGGAATAACAAAAGTAACAAATACAACGCCTGGTCCATCATCACAATATAAAATCATTCAATCACCTCAAGAAACGTGGCAATTTGAAACTGGAGGAGGCGGAGTTCCAGGCACAGGTAAAAAAGAATCACTAACTTGGTTGTTGTAATACTTATATATAAGATAGCATTATATGGATGACAAATCATTTCAAGAGTTAAAAAATAGGTCACTTTACGCTAGGCTGAAGAGACTTTTCAGCAACGACGTAATTGTTCGTAACGTAGGTGGCAAAAAGCTCAAGGTCATCGACACCGATGAAATTCAGTATGCTACCGACCGTAATAGTTTAAGAGATCGTTTCAATCGTCTCAGAACTACTGCGTATAATTCGTATACCCGTGACTTCAATTTGTCATATCAAAGCAGTCGTGTAGAACTGTTTCGTGATTATGACACAATGGACATGGACCCAATTTTGGCATCCGCATTGGACATTTATGCTGATGAATGCACCACTCGTAACGAAATGGGTGACATCATTACCGTTCGTAGCACCAACGATGATATCAAGAGCATCTTAAATAATTTGTTCTATGACATCTTGAACATCGAATTCAACCTTTGGTCGTGGACTCGTAGTTTGGTCAAGTATGGCGATTTTTATTTGAGAATGCACATCAGTCCAGAGTATGGTGTTTACATGGTTGAACCACTCAGTAGTTACTATGTGACCCGTGTAGAAAATGCGCATCTACAAAATAAGAATTTCGTAAAGTTCCAAGTCAATCTTCCATATGGTAACAAGATTGAAGATTTGGAAAACTATCAGATGGCTCATTTCCGTTTGTTGAGTGATAGTAACTTCTTGCCTTATGGTAAGAGTATGTTGGAAGGTGCTCGTCGTGTTTGGAAGCAATTGAGTTTGATGGAAGACGCAATGTTGATTCATCGTATCATGCGTGCTCCAGAAAAACGTATTTTCAAGATTGATATTGGTAACATTCCGCCAAACGAAGTTGATAATCACATGGAGAGAATCATTCAACAAATGAAGAAGACTCCATATTTGGATCAAGCAACTGGTGATTACAATCTTCGTTTCAATCTACAGAACATGGTTGAAGACTTTTTCTTGCCAGTTCGTGGTGGTGATAGTGGAACTGCTATTGATAACTTGCCAGGTCTTGAATGGACTGGAACAGACGATATCGAATATCTACGTAACAAGATGATGGCAGCTCTTAAGATTCCTAAGGCATTCTTGGGTTACGACGAGAGTTTGAGTGGTAAGGCTACACTTGCTGCTGAAGATATTCGTTTTGCCAGAACGATCCAACGTATTCAACGTATTATTGTCAGTGAGTTGAACAAGATTGCTGTGGTTCATTTGTATAGTCAAGGATACAGAGATGAGGCACTTGTTGATTTTAGTCTTGAATTGACCAATCCTTCTACAATCTTTGAAAAGGAAAAGATTGATGTATGGAAGAGTAAGGTTGAAGTCAGTAAGGACATGCAAGAACAAAAGTTGTTTAGCAAGAAGTGGATTTATGAAAATGTCTTTGGTATGAGTGATCAAGACATGATTATGTTGCAAAAACAACTTGTTGATGATGCTAAGGGAACTTACAGATTTAAGCAGATCGAAGAAGACGGTAACGATCCTGCATTGAACTTCCTCAAGGCCAAGGGCTCAGAAGGAGAAGGTGGTGGAGAAGGCGGAGCCGGAGGCGCGGAAGGGGGTAGCGCTGGTGGAGGCGAAGAATCGGCAGGCGGAGGAGAAGTAGGAGGAGGTGCTGAAGCCAGCGCTACAGCTCCCGCAGGTGGAGAAACTGCTCCAGCTGGTGGTGGAGAAACGCCAAAATTGACTGAAAAAGTTAAGATGTCTGCTCATGAACGTGCGGAAGCAAACCGTAAAAAAGAAGAAAACCGTGATAGGGACCAAACTGGTAGAAAAGATGCTAGAAAATACCCATTTGGTGAAGATCCACTTGGAACACTAGAGAACAATAGTGACAGTGATTTGTCTCCTACTCACAAATATAAGAAACGTTCTCCATTGTCTTTAGAATCAATGGAATCACTATCGACAATTCTACAAGGATTGGATAAGTCCAAAGAAATTTTGAGAGAAGGAGTATCAGGATCTTATATGGACGAAACAAACATCAAAGAATGATATAAATCCGATGATTTTCCAAATTTCAATATATTTATAAATAATAGAGAACTATATGCGCAAAAAAGCTAAACATTCTAAGTTTAAGAATAGCGGAGTATTGTTTGAGTTGCTCACGCGACAGATTACCGCAGATATATTGGCAGGTCGTGACGAATCGTTCACCAAGAATTTGATGTTCAAATATTTTAACGAAAGCACTGCGCTCGGAAAAGAATTTCAACTATACAATTTTATAGTAAGTCAATCTTCTAAAAATGCCGAGTCTGCTGATCGTATTTTGAACGTAGTATTACAAACTCGTTCAAAACTAAATGAACGTGAGTTGAACTCCGAAAAATACAACCTCATCAAAGAAATCAAGGAGCAGTTCAACATCGATGAATTTCTAAAGAATAAAATTCCAAACTATAAACTTTATGCCTCGGTATACAAGTTGTTTGAAAACCAAGGATCTGATGAAGTTAAGTTTGATGTAGAAGAAATTTTGGAAGCAAGAGAGTGTGTAGTAGAAAGTTTGACAAGAGAAAAGAAGAACGAAGAACAAGCTTTGGATGTATATAGTTCTCAACCAGCCGAAGTGAAGTTACTCGCATATAAGTTCTTGATCGAAAACTTCAACAAAAAGTATTCTTCTTTGTTGCCTGCTCAAAAGGTATTGTTGAAGGAATTTATTACAAACGTTTCCAACACTAACAAGTTTACTGAATTTGTTAATAATGAATACAAGAAGGTTGCTGACCTTCTCAAGGAAAGATCGATTTTGGTTAAGAGTGATATTATCAAGATCAAACTTAACGAAACGATTGCTCAGCTTTCAAACAAAACACTGACAGGCATTGTAAAGGAGAATCAATTGACTCCTCTTTTGAGTGCTTATGAGTTGATAGAAGAATTGAACAAACTTGCTGATGAAAAAGCTTCTTAAAGAATCAGGCGATCCATTTAGAGATATTGTAAAAAAATACGCTCAATTGTATCGTGATAGTGAATTGGCACGTATTGATAAGGCGCAATATCATGCGTGGCTACAAGCACATGCTAATAAGCTTACACCAGCCGTGAAAGCAAGTGTCGAAAAAAAAGTCAAGGACCAATTAAAGAATAAGAATGAAGCATCCACCAGTAGTGCTGCGGGTGCTTACATGACTCCATTTGCCTTTTCTCGTAAAGGGCCTGGAAATGTTAGAGCTGCAACACAACTTGGTTTTAAGTTGGCTAAGCCAGTCAAGAAAAGTCCTGGATATGCTTTGGAAAACCAAATGTATAGTGAACCAGCATATGTGACACCAGCACAAAACATTGAACCAGTATCAACATATAAAGATAAAAATGGGTTGGTTCAACATGGTGATCCAGAATTAGATCCAGGTTTGGCAGGCAAGACACAAACAACTCTTCCAACTACAGAACAACGTAATTCTGTAAAGAAGATTATTGAAGGATATCGTGCTTCTAGGTTTCTAACAAGAGAGGCCGAAGCCGGTCAACAACCTGCTCCCGCTCAACAACAAGCTGTTCCTCAACAAGCGGAACCAGCTGTTAATGTTCAGTCATATGACATTCAACCAGATTTTACTCAATTTGACACCAAGTTGAAGGATGCAACTGAACAGACCAAATTGGAACTTCAAAAGAAGATTCAAGATCAAATTTTAAATAAAAAGATTGTGGTTCGTGCTAGTAAGGGATACAAACAACCAGAAACCGATTATACAATCAATGTTACTGGAGTTCAAATTGATTACTATTATGATCGATATGTAATCATTATTCTTGGCCGTGAAGAAAGTAAACAAAAGGCAGCCAAGTTCTTTGTAAAGCCTGGATTCAAGATTAAGATTTTGGGACCAGCCGATGTAAAGCAAAGAGACAAGTATCAAATTGCTAAATCAAAAGCATTGGTTGATCCATCACAACAAACTTCTGCTGGAGCATCTAATGTTGTAACTTCAAAACAACAACCAGCTAAACCAGAAGAAAAACCTGAGGCACAACCAGCCCCACCAGCTTAATATGAAAACAGTATTAATTGACGTATTACCATTTGAATTCAAAAAGACCGCACTTAACGAATCGTTGAGTAGTGGTAAACTTCTTGTGACCGGCACACTACAACGTGCTGAAGCAAAGAACCAAAATGGTAGAATTTATCCAAAAGAAATTTTAGAGCGTGAAGCCACTAAATACATGGACAACTTTGTTAAGCAACGTCGTGCCATGGGTGAACTTGACCATCCAGAGTCTTCTGTTGTTAACTTGAAGAATGTCAGTCATAACATCGTAGACATGGGTTGGGATGGTGATGATTTGGTTGGAACTGTAGAAATTCTTCCAACTCCAAGTGGTAACATTCTTAAGGATCTTCTCAAGGCTGGTATTCTATTGGGTATCAGTAGCCGTGGTTTGGGTAGTGTTAAGAAAGATATGAGAGAGGGTGCCGATGTGGTTCAAGACGATTTTGACTTGATCGCATTTGATTTTGTGAGTAATCCTTCTACTCAAGGTGCATTCATGTATCCACAAGGAAAGATCACTGAAAGTGTAAATCCTTCTGGAAATAGAATCATCAATCCTTATTCTAATATTGAGAAGATCATTCATGATATCATCTCGGAGTTGTAAGTAGTATGTCTGTCAAATCATTAAAAGAGACGATTGATTTTATTCATAACTCTGAGTTTGATACATTGTCAGTGGGTCAATTGACAGACGTAATTCCTACATTTGGTCTCAATGATGAAGTAACAGAAGAACAACCCACACATTTAAGTGAGTATTTTGGTAAGGGTATAAAAGTGTGGCAATATCCGATTCAACTCGCACCTTATATCAAATGGTTGCAGAGTTTAAACGTTAAATCATATTTGGAAATTGGTGTTAGATGGGGTGGTAACTTTATCGTGGTTTCAGAAGTATTGAAGAAAAACAATCCTACTATCAAGTTGTTTTCATGTGATCTGTCATCAAAGTCTGATATATTGACTGAGTATGATCAGTATTGTAACTATACACATTTGGCACAAAATAGTAGTTCTCCACAGTTCAAAGAGTTTGTAGACAATACTGTTATTGATATGGTCTTTATTGATGGAGATCATACATATGAAGGATGTTATTCAGATTATAGACTATTTGAAAACAATCCAAATACCAAGTATATCGTATTCCATGATATTTCCCACAAAGGTTTGGGTGTAGTCAATGTGTGGAATGAGGTAAAGAATGATGCTCGATTTGACTACATTGAATTTACACAACAATATTTGCCAGATCAAAAACCTTGGAAAGAAGACTTCTTGGGTTTTGGCGTATTAATAAGAAAATAATTGAGACAGAATCACAATTTTAACTATATTTATTGTATATGATAAAGCTAAGACATCTAGTAGAGAATTCCACAGAAACCGCTTATTCTCCTCTTACAAAAGAAGAGAAGGTCAAACTTCGTGAAACAGTAAAGGCTTATAACGAATATCGTAAGAGTCTCAAAGCTGATTGTGTATATTCTACCGCTTCTAAGATTATGGAAGCAGTCAATTTGGCTGAACGTTATGCTATCAAGGAGTGTGGTGAGTGGATGGAAGCAAAGATGGTCGAACGTGACATGAAGGAAGTCAAGAAACTTGCTGCTAAATTGTATGAAGAAGCAAACAAGATTAAGGGTGTAGAACATACTCTTGAAATGCTTTATGAAGAAATTGGTTTGAAGTTGGAACGTTATTTTGAGATTGCTGATCCAGTCAACGAAACTCCACAAGCTTATCAAGTTCAAGGTAGACCAGACTCAGTAAGTATCAATGCTTTAGAAAACTCTGAGATGCCTGGCGCACAACCAGTTACACAACCACATCAACAACCACCTTATCAATCACAGAAGTAAGATTGATATGAAAATGTTTTTGCTTGAAGCCTGGTGTTGGACTTATGGTGTAGGAAATTGGATTGTAGACCACAGAAACATCTTGGCGGTTATAACTACATTAGCTGTTATTGGTAAAGTATATTGGTCTGCGTTTAAGACACAGACCATGCTTCGATCAACACAAAGGTGAGATCACTTAGCTTTTAGTTTGGGATCTGTTGGGATCGAATCAACGAATTCGATCATCTTCTTAAAAGTTTCAAAAACATGGCGACGGGTAGTCTCAAGGACATATCCGTCTTCGTTTTTATAAACCTTGACTGGAACTTTTTCTTCCATCATTTCTAAAGTAGGCACTTCTACTTCACACACCATATCAGTGTCATTGTCGATTTTGAATCCCATATCACCAAGGGTCTCAATTTCATTGAAGCTCCAACCATTTGGGTGATCAATGTCAATCAACTTGTATTTTGGAGAATCTGTTTCGTCTCCACCCTTGTTTAGGAAATTGCCCAATTTAACTTGAGCATATAAGTTTTTATAGTCCATATGAATTAATTCTATCAATGAAGTCTGCTAATATTTTGTTTTTTTCTTCACCACCATCATCATCAAAGATACTGCTCAACATGTATACTACTTTTTCTTTGTTATCTTCTGGGTTATCACTTTGTTTGGATGGTGTGATACCAATAAAGCAACCGTAATTGTATAAGCCTGGGTTTTGATTATTCACTAGCTTCTTGAACACATAATCTTTGTTTGATTCGTTACTAGTGATATTTGCTTTGATTTCGTTGGTGCTCTTTTTGTGAACAAAATTTGCTTTACCAAATCCACCAAAACCATTTTGTTTGTTTTGGAATGTTAGAAGTTCTTCTTTGTTAAACTTCACACCAGAGTTTTCTCTCAATACATCATCCAATGTTTTATTTGGAACTTCTTGCATCTTTGCAGAACTGAATTCAGATTCACTTAAATTCTTTAGTAACTCTTTCAACTTGGTGAAATCTTTTACAGCCTTTGGTGACATACTTTTCGCAGTCTTTCTCAAGTCCTTAGATACGTCCTTTGCAGGAACATCACCTTTTTGAACTGCTCTTACGAGTCTAAAGTATCGTGCTTGTTTTTCAGATTTTGCTGGCATACATCTATAAATATCAAAAAAATTGTCATTTTCCAAATTTAAATTATATTTATTAACAAATGCGTCAATGTCTTTGATGCCACTGAGTTTAAATCTTCTTTGGAGTTCTCCAATAACTTCACAAAACAACATAGGAAAGGTAAAATTAATATGAGCGATCTATTAAAGGAAAGCATCGCAGACGCAAAGGCAGTTCGTGAAACTGCAATTGCTAATGCAAAAACCTTTCTTGAGGAAAACTTCGCAAAGAGCATGAAAGAAATGTTCGCAGAGAAGCTCAAGGAAGAGTCAGAACAAGAAAACGAAGGTAAGGAAGAAGAAGGCAAGATCGAAGAGAAGCTTGCATCTTCTGGCATCGGTAAGGATGACAGCAATATTGCTTCTAAGCAACACCCAACCCAACCTTCTACTGCAGCAAAGAAAAACACCACTCCAGCTGGAAAGCAAGAGTTCGACGCAACTCTTGAAGAAGGCGAAGAAATCACCAGCGAAGAGTTGGATGAGATTCTTGCTGAGTTGGAACAAGAAGGTAAGAAGGAAGACGGTGAGGAAGAAGAGGAAGAGAAGCATGAAGTTGTAGCTGAAGAAGAACAAGCTTCTGAAGAAGAAGTTGTTGATCTTGACGAACTTCTCGCTGAATTGGAAGAAGATGGTCAAGCACCAGCTGCTCCAGTTGCCCCAGTTGCTGATCCAGCAGCTGCAGTAGCAGCACCAGCTGCCGCTATGGCTCCTCAAGCTCCAGTAGCACCAGTTGCTGGACAAGTTCCTTCCCCAATGGAAGGAGACACTTATGAAGAAGAAGTGACTGCTGAAGAAATGGCAGAAGCACTTGTTGCTATCAATGAAGAAAACGAAGCATTGAAGAATCAATTGAAGGAACATCAAGATACTGTGAAGTATTTGAAGGGTGTTCTTGAAGAAACCAATCTCTTGAATGCTAAGTTGCTTTATACCAACAAGATCTTCAAGGGTAAGAATTTGACCGAAGACCAAAAGTTGAAGGTCATCAACACATTTGATCTCACCAAGACATTGCGTGAAATCAAATTGGCATACACAGTTTTGGCCGAATCATTTAATGCCGGTGGATCAGTCGCCAAGAAAAAGTCAAATGCGACTGTCTCAACTATCACCGAAGGTTTGGCAAGCAAACCAGTATCCAGCACAAAGCCTGACTCTACGATTGTAGAACCTCAAGCTGATGTGATGGCTTCAAGATTCCAAAAGCTCGCAGGAATCAAGAAGTAATTTGTTTGCGAGTAATTAACAAACCAAAAGATAGGAAAATAATATTATGGACGTAAAGAGTCTACTAACAAATAATATGAATCCACAGGCTAAGCTAATGGCTGAAACCCGTGGTCTTCAAAACAAGTGGGAAAAGACAGGCCTTCTCGAAAACACCACCGGTGTTGAAAAGGCACACATGTCGATCCTCTTGGAAAACCAAGCAAAGCAATTGTTGGACGAAGCTTCAACAACTGGAACAAGTGCAAACAGTGAACAATGGGCAGGCGTTGCTCTTCCATTGGTCCGTCGTGTATTTGCTGAGATCGCTGCTAAGGAGTTCGTTTCGGTTCAACCAATGAACCTCCCAAGCGGTCTTATCTTCTATCTCGACTTCAAGTATGGTTCCGGCACTCAATTGGGACACACTGCAGGCGAAAGCTTGTTCGGTGGTAACCAAAAGAAGCTCGGTTCTACTGATGCTGCTGTAAATGGTCTCTATGGCCAAGGACGCTATGCTTATTCTGAGCGCACCGTCTCTAGCTCAAACGCAACTGTTCTCGTAGCTACCGCAAGCTGGAACGATCTACAATTCGATTCTGCTTTCAGTGCTTCCGTTAACGGTTCTAACGAAGTTCCAGGTGTCTACAAGATTACCTTTAACCTCGACGACAACACCGAAGCAAAGCCAGGTTCCGGTAACCTCTGGAACGTTGACTTGAACGCAGTTCGTTCTTTCGGTGTTCAAAAGAGTTCTGGTGTAGCTTACACTGTATTGAACACTTACGCAACCGCAGTTAACACTGGTAGCTTGGCAAACCCATACTATCAAATTAACTTGTTCGTAAGTCAATCTGCTGGTGCAGCTGCTCCTACTACTACCGCACGTTTGAACTACACAGTTCAACCTTCGGACAACCTCCGTGGTGACTTCGAAGACGGTAAGACCGCTGGTGAAGGTTCTGGTGTTGCTAACAACGTCTATACCCAATCTATCGGCACTGACATCAAGATCCCAGAAGTCAACTTGGAACTTAAGAGCGAACCAATCGTTGCTAAGACCCGTAAGTTGAAGGCTGTCTGGACCCCAGAATTGGCTCAAGACTTGAACGCATATCACTCTATTGATGCAGAAGCAGAACTTACTGCTCTCTTGAGTGAGTATGTTTCGATGGAAATCGACCTCGAAATCCTCGACATGTTGAACGAGTCTGTCACTGGTGTAACTACCGAAGCTTGGTCTGCCCAAATCGGAACTGAGTTCACCAAGACTGTAAACAACACCACCGATGTGGCTTCGTTCACCCGTGTTGTTAACGCTTCACCAAACCGCACCGCTTACGTAAAGAGCACTTGGTTCCAAACTCTTGGTAACAAGATCCAAAAGGTCTCTAACAAGATTCACCAATTGACTCTCCGTGGTGGCGCAAACTTCTTGGTATGTTCGCCAGACGTAGCAACCATCTTGGAGTCAATCCCAGGATATGTTGTGAACACTGACGGTGACCAAGCTAAGTTCGCAATGGGTGTAAGCCGTGTTGGTAGCTTCGCAAGTCGCTTCCAAGTTTACAAGAACCCATACATGACCGATAATGCTATCCTCGTTGGTTTCCGTGGTAGCAACTTCTTGGAGACTGGTGCTGTGTATGCTCCATACATCCCACTCATCCAAACTCCATTGGTCTATGATCCAGTGAACTTCACTCCACGCCGTGGTGTGATGACTCGCTACGCTAAGAAGGTAGTGCGTCCTGAGTTCTACGGTAAGGTCTTGATCGCCGATCTCGACACCGTATAATTTGGATTAGTCTAAATTAGATAACGAACCCACCAGTCGAAAGGCTGGTGGGTTTTTTATTGGAAAAACTCGTTGTTATTACCCACTACAACTTCTTGTATTTGTTCTGTGAACGATGTTGATTTTGGATAGGGTAACAGTTTATGTATCAGTGACTTTGACAACCGTTTGTTTTCAATCTTGTTGCTGATGAACTTAATATAACGGTGTTTGCCACTCTCACGTTTGCGCCAGAACGTTTTTCCTATACGTTCCTTAAGTTTGTCCACATTGTGTGTTTTCCATCTACCATAGACGTTTCTACTGTGTATCCAATCATAGTTGGGTGGTCCAACCAAACTAACACTGTAATTTGGCATCAATGCGATATCAACATAATTGTCGCCTTGATATAAGAAGCCGGTTGCTTGATAAATGGTTCCGGCATGTCCAACTTCGCTGTCAGCATAACTCAAGATACACTTGATTTGAGGAAACTCCACATTCAACAGTCTGAAACTTTCTGCTATACAGTAACTTTCTATGTTACTACCGTGACCGTCTTCAATCCACAATCTGGTCAATTCAAACACGTTATCGTTGGTTAGTAACGGAGTTATACTAGTGCTCGAATTGCGTCCTACAGCATTACCATATACAAGAACACCAATCAATCTACTATCGAATCCTCCAAAGAATGTGCTTTCAACATAATCTTTGGTATACACACCATATGCTACAGAACAACTGGTCCACTTGTGTGTATAGTGGTTCTTTTCGATCAAATTACGTGCGACCGATTTGTTGATCGATTTCAGATATATCAGCGATGTGTCACAATATTTTGACATGTTAATATCATAAATGAGTGTGGTGAAATACACAAGTTTTTATACACCGATTCAATATTTATAGGTATGAGAAAACTATTTACACTATTTTTGGCTTCTTTTTTATTGGTCGGAGGATGCAAAACATCCAATGTAGAAAAGGTTCAAAAAACAAAAGATGGTCTTGCTGAGACCCGAGTTGAATTGGCAAAGAATGAGGGTGAGAAACTACAACAAGTAGCTACTTTGGCATCTGGAACTGATTACTCGTTAAAGGCGGTCACCAACCCTCCAGTTCAAGTCAAGACTGCTATAGACTTTAACAATAGGGTATTGAACATTACTGGTAATCCTAATATTGATGAATTGAACAAAATCAAGGAACTTACAGATCTTTTAAATAGTGAAGTTCAGAAAGAAAAAGACAAGGGTGCTAAACTTCTAAAACAAAGAGACGATGAGATTCTAGCACTTCAAGTAAAACAGAAAGAGATCGAAGACGTTTATGAAGAACAAATAAAAGGTCTCGAAACACAAGCATCACAAGTTGCAAAGAAAGCGGATGCATTACAAGTGACCGTTGACGAAGTAAATAGTTGGATGGGACTTGGTGGTGTAATGTATGGTTTGAAACGATTTGTTACTATAGGTGTAACTGGCATATTGATATTCTTGATATGTTTTATGGTATTGAGGTTCTTGGCAGCAACAAACCCAATTGCCGGAGCTATATTTGGTATATTTGAACACATTGTTGCTTCGATCATCAATCTTCTCAAAGGTGTTGCTCCAAAAGCTTTACAATTCAGTAATCATATTGAGTTACCTACGTTTAACAAACATAAAAACACATTGGATACTGTGGTTGATACTCTTGAAAGTCTAAAAACCATTCAGAAACGTTCAAGCACCAAGATGTCATTGGATGACGTATTTGTTGAACTAGATAAGAACTTGGATGCCGAGGAAAAGATATTGATTAACGAATTAAAAACGATAAACAAATACGGATAATATTTATATCATATGATCAAGCTTAACGACCTGATAGAGAGCGACTCGCTTTGCTCAATGAACTTGTTGGAAGAAGTAGAGACAACTTCCAATTTACGATATCATTTGTCAAAGAACATACCTTTGTGTGAGAACATTTTTCGAACCTACAGTGAATCTTACTTTGAATTAATTGATGAAGTTCGTAAATTGTATTATGACAACCTAATAGAGTTGTGTGATGCAGATGCTGAATTGGTCGAAAGTGATCTTGGTAAGAAGGAAGTATTTGAGGGTCGAGAGGTTTATTTGGATGCTCCTATTGAAGTCGAAGAAGATTTGATCATGGAGTTGAAACACAGAGGTCGCACTGTTCATCTCAATAGACCATTCAGAACTCCAGGCGGCCCTAAGAAATACGCCGTGTATGTCAAATCAAAAAACGGCAATGTGAAGAAGGTAACTTTTGGTGATCCAAATATGAGAAGTAGAGCTGGTAACAAGGCTCGTCGTAAAAGTTTTGCCGCACGTCACAGATGTAGTCAAAAGAAAGATAGAACTACAGCTGGTTACTGGAGTTGCCGTAGTCATCGTATTCGTAGTTTAGGAAACAAGGGTAAAGGAAAATACTGGTAAAATTTATGGTTAAACTAATTGATATTTTGGTGGAAAATCCTGACACTGTTAGTTACAAGAGAAAGTTGTATAACTACACTTCTCCGGCCAACAGATGTGCTTTTTTTGTTTATAAAGACGACAAGAGTGGTAAAAAGTCAATATTTGGATATAGCGACAACAAGAAAGAATTTTACTCAGATGATAGTGATGTATTAAAAGAAATCAAAGAATTAGAAGACGCTCCGGAAATAAAGTATGATTCTAATAAGAGAGAACAATTGGATTATTGGGCCCAAAAAGGTATCAAACGATTAAAGGCTAGTAATAATGGTGGTGGTCATTTGGATTTGGAAAATATTCTAAAGGGGTTGGGTAGAATGGGCGCATATTCAGATCCTATCATGAAAGGTAGAATCTTTGAGGTAGACAATACAGATGGTAAACCGCCAGAAAATTTGGATCTTCAAATTGAAAGCACAATCCCGAGTGGTAAAGCTATCATTGTAACATTCTGGGATTATAATAAAGATAAGGTAATTCCATACAAAGATCAATATGAAAAAGTCATAGAGTTTAATGGATATAATCCAACTGAGTGTTTGTATGAAATTGGTAGCAAAATAAGGTCATACAATGAACTGTATGACAAAGAAGAACCTAGGAAAGAAACTCCTCCACCTAAACCATCTGTTACGGATAAAGCAGATGTTGAATTCAAAGTAGGTGACAAAATAAAAATCCTAGGACTTGGTATAAGAGCTGATGTTACGGCTATTAAAGGTAATAATGTAACAATAAAGGTAACTGATAGTGATTTGTCCAATACACCGGTTGGTAGTGAATTTGATTATCCTTCTTGGGGTCTTACGAAAATACAACAACAACCTAGTTTGGAAAAAGTAATTGATGATAAGACACAAGAGTTTATTGAAAAGAGAGGAAAACTTCATACAACAGGAGCGAAACTTACGCCTGCTGAAAAGGATAATTTAGAAAAAGAAGTAAATGGGTTAGAAGTAGAAATTAAAATATTGAATGATCTTTTGGTATCGGGTGAGAAGTATTATAATGATAACATTAAGAATACTGTTGCTACTGTAGTTGCTCGTAAATTGGCATCTTTAGAAAAAGAGAAACAAGATAGATACAATCTGATTGCTCAAGCTGAAAAACAATATGGTATGCCAATTGCGCAACTAAGACAAAAGTATAGAGGTGTGCCTTTGGACCAATTGGTAAAGAAGGAACATTTGATTCGTGAAATTATTAGAAAATATGTTACTCGTAGAAAATAGACACGTTGAAAAAGGTTGTTTAATGGCACATGTAAGTCCTACTTATGGACCACATGTAATTAGACTTGGTAGAACCGCAATACCACCGCAAATACTATATACTGATCCTAATGATCCTACATATGGTTATGATGAAGAACCTCATGTGACTCTCAAGTATGGATTTGAACCAGATATTGGTAGAACAGATGTGGCTAGAATCCTTCAAGGTGTAAAGCCATTTAATGTGGTATTGAAAGCACTCAATTTGTTTGAGAATGATAAATTTGATGTGGTCAAGTTTGAAGTTGAAAAAAGTCCTATATTGACCGAATTGAGACGTAGATGTGATGGTTATCCAAATACTGACGGTTACCCAGACTACAAACCCCACATGACATTAGCTTATGTGAAGAAGGGTAGCTTTCCACACATCAAAGACAATCTAAATATATCTTTACCAATTACCAGATTCAAGTATAGTGGGCCAAAAGGCAAATACTTTATAAACCTATGATTAAACTAAAAGACATTCTCAGTGAAGTTGCTAATGCAGATATCAATCAAATTGCATCCACATTGGCATTCAAGCCAGTGACCAAACAAAAGTTGGTTTATAAATACATTGACGGAGGTAAGCCTGGTTCTATGCCTCCAATGACATATACCAAGTCAACAATTCAACAACCAGTAGTTACTACAACCAGTGATGGTAAAGAAACACAAAACACTGCTGATGTTGGTGATATTATTTTCAGTGGTGCTACTGGTGAGAATTATGTTATCAAGGCAGCTAAATTGCCTAAGTTATATACTGGTAATGTTGGTGGTGATATTTACCCAGAACAATCTCCAAGACAAGTTGCTTTGTATACAGGTGAACCAGTAACATTTAAAGCTCCATGGGGAGAAGACATGATTATTAAGCCAGGCGATTATTTGGTAAAAGACCCAGCTAATACTGGTTATTATCGTATTGCTAAAGTTGAGTTTGAAAAGACATATAACAAATTGTAAATTAAACCGCAGTATTAACTGTGGGCATAGCAATTTTCTAATATTTATAATAAACTATGCCAACTAATATCATCATAACGCCTGGAGATGGAGAAATTAGTTTTCAAGATGGATCTAATCCTGTAAGAAAATTAATAATTTCTGGAAGTAATCTTTCATATGAATCAACAATAAGCGCGAGTAATTTTTATACGCATAATAATAGTGGAACATTCTATGGAAGCGCTTCATATGCTGCGACAGCAAGTTATGCTGTTAGTTATTATAGTGGTAGTGCTGTCAGTGCAAGTTATGCTTTGACTGCTTCATACGCATCTAATGCTGGTTCTTTTTTGACAACTGGTTCAACATATCCAATAACTGCAAGTAGGAGTATCAGCAGCAGTTATGTTGTTAATGCGGATAATTCTACAAGTTCCAGTTTTGCATCTACTGCAAGTTATGTTGCGAATAGTATTAGTAGTTCATATTCGTTGACGGCTTCATATGCATTAAATGCAAGTGAAGGAGGAACAACATTAATAACTGGTAGCACGTATCCAATAACTGCAAGTTGGAGTAACAATGCGATAACAGCCTCGTATGCAACTGCTCCAGTTTACAATAATATTATTACTGCGTCGTTACAAACAGGCAGTATTGTGAATCAGACAATATTATATTCGGTTGGACCGGACCAAGAAAATATCATAACGGGTCTTAATCTGGAAGGTGATGCGTGGGGTGTTTCTGTTTTAGAAAGATGGATTTACGCAACTGGCGATCCATATTATACAAGTTGTAGTTTATTACTACATTTTAATGGGGCTAATAATTCCACCACTTTTGCAGATAGTGGGCCGAATAATGTGAGTGTGACTAGGAGTGGTAATACAAAAATTACATCATCAATTTATAAATTTGGTAGTGGAAGCGGATATTTCGATGGCACCGGTGATTATCTATCATTTTCAAGCGTGCCTACTGTTTTTGCGGGATCAAATTTTACAATTGAATTTTGGGCAAATTTTTCAGACGTAGGTGTATATAGACCCATTTTATCCAGAAGAGCGGATTGTAATGCTTATACAACTTTAACACTTGATATAGGTAGACAAGCAGATAATAAAATAAATGCCACTTTTGTTGTGGGATCAACACTAACAAGTGTTACATCCACAACTACAATCTCTCAAAACACATGGTATAATGTTGTGGTAACCAGAGACAATAATACAGTTTATTTGTTCATAAACGGTGTTCTGGAGTCGAGTGCCGGCATAACTGGAATTATAAATAACCAAGGAGGCACGACTTACATAGGTTCCCGTCCAACGTGTAGTCCAACCACAGCAATGTTCGGATATTTGGATGAGTTTAGAATTACTAAAGGTGTTGCTAGATACACAAGTAGTTTTACCCCACAATCAATCGAATTTCCAAATAGTATATATACACAATATGATACAACTTATGTAGCTCTGGTTGGAGGATTGAATGATACTGGGTCAGATTATGGTGTTCAAAAGTTGGATAATACATCATTAAAAATAAGAAAGATGGCTGCCACAGGACAACCTGTGTCAGGCTCTCAATTTCTGGGACAGATTGTTGATAGAGTATATGTTAATGTGTTGGATTATACAAATGTAATGGTATCATCTAGTTATTCAGAAATTATTCAATACATACAAAGCTCGAGTCACGCTGATGTTGCTACTTTCGCAACAAGTTCTATTAGTTCAAGTTTTGCGTCAGCTTCCGTTAGCAGTTCTTATGCTTTGGCCGCTTCATCTGCTTTAACCGCTTCATATGCTTTAACCGCTTCATATGCTTTAAATGGTGGTGGCGGCGGCGGATCAACGACTGCAATTTATAGATATGGAACAACAAGTGTTGTAAATCCTGGTGGTTATGCAGCTACAATAATTAAATATAATATCGCAGTAACGGATTCTACCAGTTGGTATAATAATACAACGGGTAGATTTACTCCAACTGTAGCCGGATGGTATCAAGTATCTGCTGGAGCAAGAGTTTATAGCGGTGGAGGAGAAGGTTATTTAACTTTACGCAAAAATGGAGCTGATTTAACGTCTGACGGTGGGACCGGTGTTGTTAATACGAATTTGTCGTTATTAATTTATTTTAATGGTAGCACTGATTATGTTCAAGTTTATAGTATTACTGGTAATTCAGTTACAAATGCGCAAAGTTCTACCACAACACCGTTTACAATGGCCTATATAACATCATGATTGATTAAATCATCAGTGAGTCGAGTGTGTGGATCTAATTATAGTCTATGATCAAGTTAATGGATTTATTGAAAGAGGGCGGCAAACTATTTGGTAGTAGAGCCAGTAGAATTACTACATCTGAAATGAACAGTGTTTTTGACGAACTCAAGAATCAACTGGGTAATAGTTTTAGCAAGTTTGAATTGAGTAAATCACTACCATCCAAACAAGATCATGGTGATATTGATATTGTGTTGACAGGATCGTCTGGTGATATCAAGAACACGTTGTTATCTAATTTGGGTAATAAGGTAAAGGATTATAGTCGTAACGGAAATATCTATAGTGTTCTTTACAAGTCTGATTTGGGTAAGGATGTTCATGTAGACTTTCTGTATGCGGATACAGACGATGACTTTGACGCACAAAAGACTTATTTAGCACTAGGAGACTTTAGTGGTATATTGGGTGTAATGGCTAGACAAAATGGTTACAAGTATGCTACTACAGGTTTTCAAAAGATTTATGTAGATAAAAGTGGTAGACATCACGATATACTAATTACTAAGAATCTAAAAGACGGTTTGAAAATACTTGGTTATGGTGATGTATTGGGTGATTACGATAGTATACAAAACAATGATGATGTTGTTAAGTTTATTAGTGGTAGTCCTATGTTTGATAGCGATGACTATAAGGGTCAAACTATGAATCACAGTGATCGTAAGAGAGTTAGAGCTGGTAGACCTAGTGCTGATTATATTAGAAAGTCATTGATTGGTTTGAATAAACACAAACAGATTAGTGACCCAGACTATTTCTTGAAGCGGTTGTTTCCAGAAAAGTATCAGATGTTGTTGGATAAACAAAAAGAGATTGAATCATTTACCCCAGTTAAATCCAAATATGGTGGTGAGTGGTTGATGGCTAATTTTCCACAATTAAAGCCAGGACCAATGTTGGGTAAGATCAAACAATATTGGACACAGAAGTATGGTGATAACTTGGATAATGTGCCAGAGGATGAATTGAAGAGAGACACTGATATTTATATCAAATCATTATGAATTTACTTGAACTACTAAAAAAGCATAGATTGACCGAGGGTGTCGATGATCCATCAACTCTCAAGTGTATATTTATGGCTGGTGGGCCTGGTAGTGGAAAAAGCACTGTAGCTACTGAGTTATTTGATTTACCTTCCAATTCATCTGTAAATCGATATGGTTTGAAGGTAATCAATAGTGATAACGAGTTTGAGAAGATGCTTCATAATATGAACATATCTACAGACTTTAGTAAATTGAGTCCAGAAGAGTTTGAACGATTGACTGTTGGTCCTCAATCTACTAGAGAAAAAGCAAAACGAATCACAAGAAAAAAACTAGACATGTATAGAAAGGCTAAATTAGGACTTATCATAGATGGAACTGGTGATAGTATAGAATCAATACAAATCAAGAAACGTGTTATGGAACAACATGGATATGATTGTTACATGATATTTGTCAACACTAGTTTACAAGTTGCAATGGAACGTAATGCGAAGAGATCTCGTAAGATACCAGAAGATTTGTTATCACAGATGTGGTTTAGCTGTCAAAATAATTTGGGTCATTTTCAAAACATATTTCGTAACAACTTTAGAATAGTTGATCGAACAAAGAACAATGAACCAATTGATAGAGGTGTTTTGAGAAGTGTGATTGACTTTTTGAAGAGTCCTATAAAAAATCCAATTGGTAGAAAATGGATTGAAAATTACTATAAAAATGTAAAGAAGGTAGACAGTGTAGAACAATCTGATGACGATGATTCGCATCTGAGGACAATAGAACCAATGCGTCCTAGAAATGTATGATGCCTTATACAGAGACAAGCTTGGGAAACAATCAATATATTCGTGAGTTCGATTCTGGTATAGATAGTCATGAATTAGAGTGGCATTTGGATAAAGAAAACCGTTTGGTTGAGGTTGTGGAGAATAATGGTGGTTGGGAGGTTCAATTGGATAATAATCTTCCGTGTTTGATGGAGGGTTCAATATTTATACCTAAAGAAACGTATCACAGAGTCATAAAAGGCTCTGGAAAACTTGTAGTCAAAATTACAAAAATGTATGAATGAGAAAGTAAAAAACACTCTTCAGAAGGTTCTCAAGGCAAAGAAACTGAAGGAGGATGCTGTTAAAAAGTCACAACCAAAACCATATGTTTCTGACTATAAGTTGATTGCGCAATCATTCCTATGACCAAGAAACTAAGAGTATTTGATTTTGATGACACACTTTTTGAAACTGGTGGTAAAGTAATATTGACCAAATCAGATGGTTCGGTTGTCAAATTAACACCTGCACAATATGCGGTGTATACTCAACAACCCGGTGACAAATTTGATTTTTCAGAGTTTAGCTCGGTTATAGATCCCGTAGTTATTCGTAATGTAGCCAAGAGGTTTTATAAGATAGTCAGTGCGGGGTCAGATGGTCGTCTTGCCGTTGTTTTGACTGCGAGAGGTCCAGAGAGTCAGCCTCACATACAAAACGTTCTCCAGAGGTATTTTAAAGTCAATATACCTATTGTGACCGTTGGAACTAGTGATCCTATGGCTAAGGCTAACTGGATCAAGGATAAAATTGAAAATGAGGGTTACAACGACATATTTTTTATTGACGACAGTCCCAAGAACATAAAGGCTGTTTATGCTACTATAAAAGATATGCCAATTAAGTATAAAATTGTGGATTTGAGTGGTCCACGAAAGTTTGAAGGTAATAATTTGGTATAGAGTAGATTTTAGCACTAATATCGAAGATTCCGATATTTATATTTAATGAGTGCTAATTTAGACCAAGATAGAGTAAGGTGGCCAGGATCAGGTAGTGCGGTTACTACTGCGAGTGTTCCCTTTGGTTATTATCTTGATGAAACCAACTGTTCTGTCACAGAAACAACGTTTGAGAACGATTGTAGTGGTAGTGCGATGTGGGCAGCAAAACGTTTAGGTTATCCAATCGTTGACATTGAAATGATCGATGTCAACTTTTATGCATGTTTTGAAGAAGCTGTGTTGGAGTATAACCGTGTAATCAACGAATTCAACATCGTCAACAATTTGGTTAACGTTCAAGGTTTACCACAAGACCAGTATCAAAACTTAACTGGTCTCAGTGTCAAAGGTAGCGGTATACCATTTATCGTCCAACTAAGCAAACAATATGGTAGTGAAGCGTTGGTTGGTGGTGAAGTAGAGTTAAAGAGAGCATCATTCTTGGCAACTGGATCTGCAAGTTTTGGTGGTCCCCAAGATAGTCATCAAGTGTTTGACTTGAATCAAATTATTGGTAACCAAATTGAACATCTTACTGGATCACGTATTGAAGTTCGTAGAGTGTTCCATTTTAGACCACCAGCAATCGCACGTATTTATGACCCATTCAGTATGACTGGTATGAGTTATAGTAACGTTTTAAGCGAAATGGGATTCAGTGCTTACAGTCCAGCAACACAATTCTTGATGACTCCTATCTTCGAAGATTTGGAACGTGTTCAAGCAATTGAATTCAACGACATGGTTCGTAAGAGTCACTACGGTTTCCAAATCACTGGTGACAACATGTTGAGAATTTTCCCAATACCAACTACTGATCTTAGAATCTACATCGACTACTACGTTGAAAGTGACAAGAACATTACCAACTTCTTTAGTGGTTCACGATATGAATACATTAGTGATCCAAGTGATGTGCCGTATGAGTATTGTCAATATTGTAAGATCAATCAAGCTGGTAAACAGTGGATCAAAAAGTATTTCTTGGCACTATGTAAAGAAACACTTGGTCGTATTTTGCAGAAGTATAGCACGGTTCCAATTCCAGGTGGTGAAGTAACCTTGGACGGTGCTGAACTTCGTGCTGAGGCTAAGGATGAAATGTCTAATCTTCTTGAAAAACTTAGAGACATGTTGGACAAGTCTTTGAGAGTAAATCAGATGGAGAATACCGAAAAAGAATCTGAGGCAATGAACAAAATGTTGTCTAAGGTTCCAGTTCACATTTATATAGGATAATCTATGGCAGCCCCAGTAACACCACAGTATCCCCAGAATAATTTTCCTCAATACTGGACCAATGGTCGTAAAGACATTGGTATCTATGGAACCAATTATTTACCTGGTAGGTATTTTAGTAGTCGTGATATGAACTTTCTTAGTTCTATCAACGCAGAATTGGTCGGCGATATAATTGAATGTGTTGTTCAATTGTTCAAGGTTGCTGTGACTGAAACTAGAGTAAACATCTATGGTGAAGCAACATCTGACACTGGTAAGGCGTTTTATCCAGCAATTAATATGACCGCTTTGATTCAACGTGAAGATATTACTGGTGACGATAACCAAGGGTTCGGACCAGATCGCAATCAAAGTGTAGTATACAAGTTTCGTGAACGTGATTGTATCGTTACTGGTTTCTTCCCAGAAATTGGTGATGTGTTATTATACAACGAACGTTTCTATGAAATTGACAACGTAATTCAAGAACAATTTTTAGGTGGTCATCCAGATAAGTCTTGGAGTTTTATCTGCAATACACACTACAGCAGACTCAGTAAGTTGAATGTGGTAGAAAGACAAACATAATTTATGTCGTGGAAAGGTAATCCAACTGGTAAAAGCCAAAACGGAAAAGGAATCAACCCTGCTCCTAACGTCAAACAAGATAATTCAAACTTGTCTGATATTAGAAGACCTGTCATTCAAAATGAGGATACTGGTGTCCCAATGCCTAACGATAATACGGCAATTCCGTTGGTAGGTCCATATAGAAAAGAAAATGCAGTTCGTCGTGATCAAGACAAGACCGAGAATTTTAGTGTAACTCTTCTTGACATTGATACTACTATAATCAACCACATGAGTCAACGAGTTGATTTGACTGTGATGGACAACGGAACATTGGTAAAGGTTCCAGTTTTATATGCAAGTCCAGAAAGATGGAATGCTGTTAGAAGAGACGGGTTTTTGCGTGATAACCAAGGTAAAATCTTGTTGCCTGCTATTTTGATCAAGAGGGCCACAGTAAGCAACAATAAAGATTTGATGACTTTGAATCGTTATTTGTCATATCAAGTTGTTGCTAAATTTGATCAAAAGAACAAATACGACAAGTTCAATATTTTGAATTTGGGCAATCCATTTAGAAACAAACCTACCAATCAGATCTACAATGTTACGTTGCCAGATCATGTTACTATAACTTACGAGTGTATTTTGTGGACAGATTATGTTGATCAAAACAACAAGTTATTGGAAAAGATCAATTTTGCTACACATGATTATTGGGGTGTGGGAGATTTCAGATTTAGAACCAGAGTTGATGACTATACCAACACGGTTGAGTTGGGTGCCGGTGAAGACAGAAATGTAAAAACGACTTTTAACTTGGTTGTCAATGCTTACTTGTTGCCAAAAACTATTGATGGTGTCAAGTCAACAACTCAAAAAACGTTCACTACCAGAAAGATTGTGGTGTCTGATTATGTTGTAAACGGTGAACAAATGTCGCAAGTTGAAGATTCAAATATCAAGAATCCATACTCTTATTTGAAGAATGTGGGTGTAAAATACAACTCTGCAACACGAGCACCAGACCTTGAAAAAGACGACAAACCAGCAATTACAGAGAAAGTATTGTTCAGACCACCTCCAAAAAAGACCTCGGATTATGGAGAAAATGGCTGGTTGGCATACGATGAATATTTTATTTATGTATATCGCAAACCACTAGGATGGGTGCGTAGAGCTATCGCAGTGTTTGATTTTGACCCAAATAGTGGGGCTTATATCAGTGGAACCGATTGTAATGGTAACCCCGTTTATTCTAACGGAGTTCGACCAATAAACACTGCTTTTAGAGTATTTCAACGATTTCCAGATAAGTATTATCATCAAGTTCCATACAAATCTTCCGACTATGGTGAAGATGGTTGGATAAGCTATGATGGCAACTATTTTTACATATATTCATACGGTGAATGGCGTCGTGTTCCGATTGCTATGGTCGATGAAACATTTTAATTGAATATATCTGGAACTGTTCATATTTATATTAGACTAAGATATGATTTTTTTAGAAAAGGATTTATTATTAAGCCGCAGAAGTGGTAGTTCGTTTACTGAGCAAGTTATCCGACCACAAACTGCGTCTTTGTTAGCTTTTGATGAAAATAAATTTCCTGTAGTCATTCCTTCGTCTTCTGTAAGAGTTGAATCTGCTTCATATGCTTTGAGTGCTTCTTACGCTTTAAATGGCGGAGGAGCTCCTAGTCCAAGTTTAGTTTTGGTTCAAAATGGTTCTGGACTCACACTCTCTAAAGGCCAAGTTGTTAGTGTAATTGGAAGTAATTTAAGTTCTCAAATAGTTGTAGATTTAGCAGTTTCCAAAATACACACCCCTGGATCTACAATTACCAGTGACATTTTGGGTGTTGTCAACGATTCAATACCAGCTGGATTTACTGGATATGTTTTGACCAGTGGATATTTGACTGGTTTAAACACTGCTACTGGATTTTCTCTTGGTGACGAGTTGTATGTGAGTCCTTCGGTTTCTGGTTCATATACTAGTATTCGTCCAAATGCTCCTAGAGATGTGGTCAAAGTTGGTTATATCACTGGTGTAAACAACACTACTGGATCAATCTTTGTTGACGTAAAACAACCTACTACTATTGACGAAATAAGCAATATTAGTAGTAGTGCTTCTCCTGCAGACGGCGCATTCTTAGTCTATAACGCCGCTGACGGAATTTGGGAAGATAAATCTACTGGTTTGGTATTGAGTGGTAGTTTGAGTGCTAGTAACGCAGATGTTGGTAGTTTGATGGCTGGAACGGCGTTGGTTCAAGATGTTCTTACTGTTAACGATCTCAATGTTCTAAACAACTTGACTGTCGAAAATGACGTTACAGTTGGCAGAGACGTTGTAGTTGAACGTCAGTTGATCGCAAGTGGTTCTTCGGCGCCTTTTAGAGTTGTAAGTAGTGTAAATGGAACAAACGTATTTTACGTAACTGGTAGTAGAGTTGGTATCAATGATGTAATGGACCCTCAGTTTAATCTTGAGGTCCAAGGTTCATTTGCCGCATCTACAAAGTCATTCGTTATTGACCATCAAGAAGATGAAACGAAACGACTCGTTCATGCTACGCTGGAAGGTCCAGAACACGCTGTGTTCGTTCGTGGTAGATCCGAATCATTATCGATTGATTTGCCTGACTACTGGACTTGGTTGATTGATGAATCTACCATTACTGTTCATTTGACCGCAATTGGGTCTCCTGACACTTATTATGTTGAAAAGGTAGAAGGCAACAAGATTTATATTGGTGTCGATAGAAAGACAAACTTCTTCAACAAGTTGTTTAATAAGGGAACCGTAAATTTCTATTACATGATTAACGCTGAACGTAAGGACGTTGATAAGTTGAAAGTCGTGATTGATAAACTCTAATAAAATAATGGCGGGGACCAACCCGCCTGTATTTATTGTATATGAGTGAAAATGTTACAAAGTTTACCGACGCAGAAATGCAACAAATTGCGCAACTCCAAGGCAAGTATCAACAAAAGATATTTGAACTTGGCCAGCTTGAACTTGCCAAGATCGATTTGGATCAACAACTGAATGATCTTGGTAATGCAAGAAAGAAGTTGCTTGAAGACTGGACTACTATTCAAAAGGAAGAAAATGACATTCTTCAACAGTTGAGCCAGAAGTATGGTGACGGTGTTTTGAATATCAAGGACGGAACTTTTAAACCTGCTGCTAAATAATTCACATATTTATATTATGTGAAACTACGGTTTGAGCAGTATGATGATGAAATCTACTACGAACCCATCAACTCGCAAAGTAATGGGTCCGCAGACGAAGATTTTTTAACGGTATTCGAAGATTTATTCCAATCGCACAAAATAAAGTTGGATATTTCTGTAGGTCTTGGAGTAAAATTAGTTGACATTCTGGATATATAAAGTATAAGCGCAGCAAGCATTGCTGTTTATGTGCTTAATATATGAATGCTAAAATTAATAAGCGCAATAAGCGCAACAAGCGCAACAAGCAACGCAGCATCAGCAAAGCGCAGCAATTAAGTATAGAAACCTACTTAAAGCAGATTATTCCAATTCATTTTTCCGATATAAAAGACGCTGATGGTTGGTGTTACAATCCAAGCCTTAAAAACTCCAGAATATTAATTGATAAGAGTCTTTTAACTAGACGTAGACTAAATGTGTTGATTGAAGAAGTTACTCACGCATTTTTTTGGGATCTACCAGAGTATAAAGTAAGAAAGTTTAGCGCACAACTTGGTCGTGTAATATACTCTTTGTTTCTTAAGAAATGACATATTTATTAATATAATGGTTCAAAGCAAATACAAAATTTACGTTGATATGGATGGAGTTCTGACAGACTGGGAAAAACAGTTTGAAAGATTGTTTGGAGTTCCAGTAGAAACATACGAGTCAGAACACGGTAAAGAAAAAAGATACGAGTTGGTTCATAAAAACAGTCCAAATTTTTATGCAACCATGCCTTGGATGAATGATGGTAAGATTCTCTACAATTTTATCAAAGAATTTCCAACGGAAATACTAAGTCATGCAACTGATGCCGAGTGTAAACAAGGTAAAGAAAAGTGGTTGTCGGATCACAATGTGACACTCAAACAAAACTTGGTTCCCGAAAGAGAAGACAAAGCTAAATTTGCTACACCAGATTCAATATTGATCGATGACCGTGAAGATAACGTCAATGAGTTTATTCAGGCTGGTGGCATTGGTATACTTCACAAAAACGCAACAGACACTATCAACAAACTCAAAGAAACGTTGGGTGTCAAAGAGTCATACAGAATATACAACAGCATTTTGAACCCAGAAATTTGGGACGGTGAAACTTTAAAACCAGAAGTTCTCAGTCAGTTGTTAAAAATAGCTACCACTTTTTACAAAGACACTGAGTTGACTGCCCCAATTGAGGACATATACTTTTTAGGAAGCACGGCTGGTTATAATTGGACTCCAACCAGTGATATTGATCTACACGTTTTGATTGACTTCTCAAAGGTTGATGAAAACAAAGAACTGGTCAAAAAACTAGTTGACGGTTACAAAAATAAATGGAACGAACAACATGATATCAGTGTTGACAATCATCCAGTAGAAGTTTATATACAAGACATTAACGATGTAAACCGTAGCCAAGCTGTTTATAGTATCCTTCATAACAAGTGGATAAAAAAACCCTCGTATGAAGACGTTAAGATCGACAAAGACGCTATAAAGACCAAATACAAAGACTTGGTGACCAAGATAAACAAAGCGGTCGAACAACAAGATTTAGATACATTGAAAGACTTGGTTCAACGTATCTATAAAATGCGTGAAGCTGGTTTAAGCTCGGGAGGAGAATACAGCACCGAAAACCTTGTATTCAAACTTTTGAGAGCCAGTGGATTCATAAGTAAGTTGAGAATAAACATCACAAATCTTGTTGATAAAGATCTCAACAAATTATAAAAAAAATCACAAGAATTGAATCTTAATCATATTTATATCTAGGACATAAAGGAATAACACTATGGCAGAATTACTAAATCCATCAGAAATTTTTTACACAGCATTTGAGCCAAAGGTTCAAAACCGCTTTATCATGTATTGCGACGGCGTTCCTTCATTCATTATCAAGAAGACAGACCGTCCAAAACTAACACAAGCAGCTAAGGAGCTTGATCATATCAACATCAGAACCTTTTACAAGGGTAAGAGCATCTGGGGTCAAGTAACACTAGAATTGTATGACCCAATCGTTCCTTCTGGTGCCCAAGCTGTAATGGAATGGGTTCGTTTGCACCATGAATCTGTAACTGGTCGTGACGGTTACCAAGACTTCTATAAGAAGGATTTGACCATCAACGTTCTAGGTCCAGTTGGTGACAAAGTAGAAGAATGGACACTCAAGGGTTCGTTCATCACCGAAGCAACGTTCAACTCACTAGACTGGTCAAACGATGGTGAAGCAATGAAGATCAACTTGACTGTTCAACCAGACTACTGCATCCTCCAATACTAATTACTGTTCATTTATGTCCTTTGAACCCTCCGTCAAAAAAGCGGAGGGTTTTTTCTTTTATGTATATTTATTGATATGGACAATAAAGTAACTGTGCTACTACCCGGTGGATTCAAACCACCTCATGCTGGGCATCTTGGATTAGCCAACAAATTTGCAAGTCGAAGTGATGTTGGTAAAGTAATTGTGATGGTAGGACCAAGTGAACGTGATGGAGTTAACCGTCAACAGAGTGTAGCAATATGGAACCTATTGCCTACAAACCCCAAGGTAGAGGTTGTGCCGGTCAACGATGACAGTCCTATGAACGCAGCATTTGGATATGTTTTCAATCTACCAAAAGATAGTAATGAAACCATCGCATTGGCAGCCAGTTCCAAGAGTCCAGAAGATGCTAAACGTAGCAAGATATTCAAAGCAGCAGTTGATCGTTATAAAACCAAACCAACAAAAGACGGTTCAACAGCACCACAGAATGTGTCGGTGATCGAAATGACTGACGATGCTCCAACAAACTATCAAGGTAGAACCGATGAAAAAAACGGACAAAGTATTAGTGCCAGCACATTGAGACAAGATTTGGCAAACGGAGACGTTCAGAATTTCCAGACAAATTATCCAGGCGTAAAAACTGGAGTAGTCAAAAGTATTTATAACATATTAACCAAGAAGAAATCTATGGACGAAATCAAAAGAAGAAAAATCAAAGCATTGATCAAAAAAATAATGACCGAAGACAATGGGTTTATGGATGCTTTGGTTGGACCAGAATCCAAGTTTAAGGACGCAATTGCTAAAATTAATGTGAGAGCCGGTATTTTAACAAAAGCTGCACAAGACGCTCAAAAGAAGATCAAGCCAAAATAAAAATATCCAAAAATATACAATTGGTTCTATGTATTGTTATAATTTATGAGTGACGAAATCGTTTTACAAAGAGTGGCAAACAAGCAACAAACTACGTTTCCAACAGAAACTATTGATCTTCCTAGTAAAGGTCATTTCTATCCACCCAATAGTCCTCTCGCAAAGGGAACTATTGAAATAAAGATGATGACTGCCAAGGAAGAAGATATTCTCACCAGTCCAAATCTTCTCAAGAAAGGATTGGCAATCGACAAGTTGTTGGAGTCACTGATCGTAGACAAGAACATCAAGTCAAGTGACCTTTTGATTGGTGATAAGAATGCGGTTATCTTTGCGGTTCGTCGTATTGCTTACGGTGACAATTATGGTCCAGTAGATATTACGTGTCCTAAGTGTCAAGCAAGCAATCGTCTCAATATCAATTTGAGTGAAATCAAGGAAAAGGAACTTGATGAAACAAAGTATGAACCAGGCACAAATGTGTTTGAGTTCACACTTCCATACTCAAAATCAGTAGTCAAGTTCAAGCTGATGACTGACAGTGATGAAAAGGATATCGAACGTGAAACTGCGGCACTTGCCAAGTTAAACAACAAGTCATCAGCTGAGGTTACTTCACGTTTAAAGAAGTCTGTTATTGAATTTGATGGTGAAACCGAACCAGCAAAACTAAAGTCTCTAATTGATAATATGCAAAGTCGTGACAGTCTTGCACTACGTCAATACATCAAAGAAATTACACCTGATATCGATGCAACGTTTGAGTTCAGTTGTAAAGAATGCGGTGCCGAAGAAAGGGCAGCAGTGCCAATGACTGTCCAGTTTTTTTGGCCTGACTCAAGAGTATAAGGTTTACATACAACAAGTTATATTCGACCTCTGTTATTATGGTAACGGAGGATTCTTCCCAACAGAGATATACAATCTGCCTGTATATCTTCGTAACTTCTATTATAAAAAACTCATAGAAGCCAAGGAAAAAGAAGCAGAATCACAAAAGCAGTCTTCAAGTCAGCCAAAGTCAGGCAAAATAGATAGACCTAGTTTCAGATAACTAGATATTTATTAGTATAATTGACATATGGCAGATTATACAGCAGACCTCCGCAACCTCAGAAGTGAACTTGATAATGCAGCTACCAAGTTCAATAAAGAACTTAATGAGGGTATGAAAAAACTAGGGTCGTTGGCAAAAAACGCCGATGAACTTGGAAAAAAGATGCAAAGTGTTGTAGATCCAGCTATTTTGATGGACAAAACTCTGTCACAAATGGCAGCTCGATATGAAGCACTAAAAAACCAATCTGCTGGATATGCGGCTACAATGGACAAGGCTCGCAATCAATTATTTAATATCACCGCTCAACTTGAAGAAATGCAACAACTTCAACAGAAAGAAAATGGTGATAGAAACAATTTGACAAGATCCGAACAAGAACGTCTTTCATACTTAGAAAAACAGAGAACTTCTTTAGAGGGATCATATGAAGAGTATCAAAGAATATACTTTGAAGCACTCAATCTGAAGTATACAACAGATCAACAACTCAAGAACTTAGAAAAACAAAAAAACACACTTGAAGTAATTAGTGCTGTATATTCAACCATAATTTCTCTTGGTGAAAAGTATGATGCTTTATTGAGTGAACAAGCTAAAGCACAAGGAACTACCAAGGATGAAATAAACAGACAGTATGATACTATCCAAAAGATCACTGGTGAATTAAGTTCAAATTTTGCAACCAACCAAGAGATTTTAAAAGCTGTAACTGCTATTAGAAAAGAATACGCATTGACTGACACTCAATTGGCAACAATCGGTAAAGAGTCAGCCAATATAAGTCGTTTGACTGGTTTGTCAGTAGATGAAGCAACCAAGTTCCAAACTACACTTGCCGAAGTAGGAGGAACATCAGTAATGGCTCAAGAAGCAATGACTGTAATTGCTGCTAAGGCTGCCGAAGCTGCTGGTGTTCCAATGGGTCAAGTGATGAAAGATGTGGCTAACGCAAGCAGTGCTGTTAGAACTATTTTCAAGGGTAACACTACTGAGTTGATCAAACAAGCCGCAGAAGCAAGAAAACTTGGAACTAGTTTGGATGCAGCTGCAAAATCAGCCGAAGCATTATTGAATTTTGAGTCATCAATTGGAGCCGAACTAAAAGCAGCTGCTTTGTTGGGTCAAAATTTGAGTTTCAATGAATCACGTAGATTGGCATTTGCTGGTGATTTGATTGGTGCTGAAAAAGCGTTACAAAAAGAAATTGAACGTGTCGGTGATCTCGACAAGTTGAATTACAACCAACGTAAAGCACTTGCTGAAGCTACTGGTAAAGATTTTTCTGAACTACAAAAGATTCAGACTCAAAAGAAAAACTTATTGGAAGCAGAACGATTGTTTCCAGAAGAAGCAAAGAAAATGAAGAAAGCTCAAGAGGAATTGAGATCTCTTGAGAAAAAAGGAGCTGATGCACGTAAAGCAGAACTTGAGTTGATGTTGAGACAAAAGACTGCTGAAGCTGAATCTCAAAAATTGGCACAAGCAAAAGAACAAGCATTGTTGAATCTTGGTAAGTTACTTCAACCAGTATACGCAATAATAATGTCGGTTCAAACGGCATTCTTTAATGCTATAGCTGCTATACTTTCATTCAAAGCTTCTTGGTCACAAGTATTGATTGCAATCACAGTGGGTGTTGGAACTGTATTAGTAGCGTTCTACACACTTAAGTTCGGATTGACCAAGGTGTTGGAGTTCTTGGGTAATATGTTTGGCAAAGCTGCTCAAGTCGCTGGTGAAGGTCTCGGTAAGGGTCTTGAAGGTATATCAAGAGGTATTACTTCTTTAGGAACTGCTGTTGGTGGACTCAAGTGGAGTGACATGGCAAAGTTGGCAGTATTGTTGGTGTTGATCACTGGAGCAGCCATGGGATTAGGATATGCTATGAGTATGCTTGGACAAACCAGTGCAACACAAATACTAGCATTTACTGCCGCTTTAGTAATACTTGGTGCTGGACTAGCTATAATTGCAGGATTGATGACACCACCTTCACCACTTGGTGCTGGTTTGTTGATTTTTGCTGGAGCCTTGGCTGTAACATCACTTGCAGCAATTGGATTTGCTAAAGCTATACAAATGGTAACACCATCGCTTGGTATAATTGGTGGGGTAATTCTAGGATTGGGAAATATTGTTGCAGGTGTTATTACAACGGCATTCAAAACCATGTTGGACATATTCAAACAACTTCCAGCTGTAGTTGGTGGAGTTGCCGGCCCACTTGTTAAGTTGGCATTGGTGTCTCCATTGTTAATCGTGGCAGCTGCTGGTGTTGGAGCACTATCAGCATCACTAGGAATACTAGGTGCTGCTTTGATATTGTTCCCAACCAGAGAATTGACCAGAGTAACAACACAATTGAGTTTGTTAGCAATATCAGCATCTGGTATTAGAGCCGCAGTTTCATCATTAAAAGAACTAAGTGGTATAGAACTACCAAAAATAGAACTTGGTAATGTAGCTGCTCTAGCCGCAGTATCGGCAGTAACGTCTGCTAACAAAAGTAATGAAACAAAAGAAATCAAACAAGGTCTTGAACTTGTTGCTCAAAAGATCGATACATTGACCACAATGATGGCAAATGGTGGTATCGCAGTCAATCTTGATGGTCGTCAGGTCAACTATGCTTTGGCAAAATCTGCTAATACTAGAGGATCTCTTGGTCAGGCAACCTTCTAATCTGATATTTATATACAATGGCAAATAGTCAAACATTCGTAGAAGGATTAACCGGTGGTGGTGATCAAATCACTACACTCGCAAACATTCAAGGTGCTGGTCTAAGACTACCATCACCCACCGCCGACTTTATCAACATAAGATCGCCTGGTAAACTTCGTGCATTGTTTGAAAGCAATGGTAATGCTGAAAGACTATATTCTATCAATAAACCAGAAGATGTTGGTTTGGCAGATGCACTAAAGTCTAGGTTTGACTATAAGAATCCAAATCAAGGTCAACGATCAAAAGTAACGGGTTTTGTTCGTGCTGCTACCCAAGATGCCAACTTGGTCAGAAAGTTCATGGGATCTGGTAAAGGAACTCGTTTCATTGTCAAACAATTGATTCTACAAGGATATCAACCGTTTGATGAAACCAAGGTCTACAATCCAGGCTCTCCATTGATTGCCGCTTTAAAACCAGCTTCATTCGGTCTATTGGACTGGCCAACCAGACACATAGACACCAGTAACCTTATTGGTGGTATTGTCAACGGTATTGGTCTTGGAAGTGTAGTATCGACCGTAGGTGCTTTGGTCGGAGGAGCACCAGCACAACCACCTCCACCACGTTCATCGGTCGCCAGTGCGGCTAGCAACGGTATTGGATTAAGCACACTTACCAGTCTTGTTGGTGGTGGTGATAGATCCAACGAAGTTGTAGCTCCAATAGCAAGAGGAGACGTTAAAGACCTTCTAAGAGGTAACACTGCTACAAACGCATACAATTCACCAAGATATAGTCGTTTGGTGAGTCAAGGTGCGGGATCATTTTTTAGTAGATTGTTGTCGGGTGTAGGTAAGTTCATACAGAACAATACTGTAGTCGGTGGTATTCTTCCTCCAAAGCAACCATGGGCAGCTAAGTTTCGTGCTGATGAAGAAACCTATGATTTGTATTTGAATGCTGGTAAGTTGTTTGATGCAAATTCAACTGGAATCAAGAACGGTGGTATTTTGAGTGGGTTGTTGAATTCTATTGGATTTGGCAAAAGAGCTAATTACTCACAAGCAGTAACACAAAGATTCTACAATAAGTCCAAGAACAAGCCAAATCTTTCTAGGTTGACGATCACTGGTAACTTATACAAATCTAGTCAACCATCAACCATTACATCACTTACAGGTGAAGTTGGTCTATACAATGGATCTGAACCTTTCTTGGGTAATCAAATTACCACTGAGAAGAACGACAATTCAGTATCAGACAATTCGTTGAAGTATGGTAAGTTGGTCACCAGAGGTTATTATGGTGAACAAGAAAGAAGTGATCAACTTCTTAATTACAAGTCGTTGATGGATGGCACCAAGAACTTCAATGACACGTTTGTTGACACCCAGACACTTACAGTTCAAAGGTTGATCAACAATCTTGATACTTCGGTCAATACCATCAAGGGTTCTAACGAAGAGAAATATTCGGTAAACAGAAGTAATTTACAACCTCTTCAATTTGCTAAGTTTGGTTCAAGTAAAGTTGGTATGGATTATCTAAAAGATCTCAATCCTAGCAACTTAAACTCTCCAAGTCCTTCACAGAACAACACTTATCAAGGTCGTTGGAGAGTGGATGAAACAACTGGAAACAAGGTTCCTACTCGTCTTGGAGAAGGACCAAATGATCGTTATATTCGTCCAACAAACAATGTTGATTATGTCAATGCGTTAGAGGTATTGAAACAAGATCAGTTTGATGCTTTATATGCCAATACCGACAAGTTTGGTGTGTATGGACCAGACATCATCAAGTTCTATTTCTATGACATTGTAAACAAGAAATACATACCATTCAATGCGACGGTCAAGTCAATCAGTGACAACAACAACGCAACTTGGGAGACTGTTGAATATCTAGGTCGTGCGGACAAGCTATACTACTACAAAGGATTTACTCGTAGTGTCAGTTTCAACTTCACTGTTAATGCACACAGTGTGAAAGAATTGATGCCTATGTGGAACAGAATCAACTATCTGGTAGGATTGACTCGTCCAGCAAACTATACTGCTCGTCAATTTGGTGGTTTTATGGTGTCACCAATGGTTCAATTGACATTGGGTGATTTCTATAAAAATCACAATGTGGTTATCAATAGTTGTAACGTAACTATTCCAGAAGATGCTGGTTGGGAAACAATACCAGAAGAAGCCGGTAAAAACGGACAAAGTTGGTATTATGGTCCAAACAAGGCAATATCTTGGGAAAATTCATCAGCATTATTGAACAGTTCCATAGATCAAAGAAAAGGAAACTCTACTGGTCGTGTGGCACAATTTCCTAAGACAGCAGATATTCAGATTGAAATGAGTGTGCTTGAAAAAGATCTACCATATGTTGGAAAAGCTATATGGGGTGATGCACCAGTTCAAATCTTTAATCCAGAAGACATTGGCG